GCCAAGAGCGATGGTCTCGTGGTTATAGCGAGCCGTAAAGACTTCCTGTGCATTGTCATAAGCGATGGCAGAACCTTCGTTTTTGACTGGTGCAGCAGAGAAGCCAGACAGCTTGGTTTCTTCTTCGAAGGAACGCTCAGAGGTTTCAGTTTCGAAAATCTCTTTGTGCTCTTCGCCGTAACGAGCATACTCCATACCGAACAATGCGTTCAGCCCAGGGAGCAGCTCTTTCAGTAGTTGTGCGCGTGAAATAGCCATTTAATTACTCCTTATGCGGGCAAATCATTGCCGGTTGTAACGTTGTACTGATGCTGGTTGATCTTAACGATCACCTCTACAAAGCCACTGGCCGTAGCGGTCTCAGGAACACCTGCGATCACACGGAAGGGGAGAGTAGCGGTATTAGCAGCAGAGCTAACGTCTACAGAAGAACCCGAATCACCGGTGGCGTTACTACCAGTGCCAACCACGCCGGGGACGTTTGTGCCGACAATTGCTTGTCCAACGGCAGTAATATCGGTGCCGTCTGTGCAGGCTACTTTGAAAGCAGCCAAAGGATCATCAACAACGTAAGCGACAGGGTTAGAAGCCGCACCAGAACCGGGGTAAAACTGGCCCTGAACGGTCTGACCCATCGAATTTACATATTGACAACCAACTAGAACACCAAGCACTGGACCAGTAGTGGTCGTGCTTGCTTTGGTAACTACACCACCCTCGGAAATCACAACCGTATCGCCGTTGTAGATAGGAGCGGTTTGGCTTGAAGCAACGGGAATCTGACGAATCGCGCCAGCATAAGCCATACCGTCTACACGGTTGATCGGTTTGAAACCGTAGGGAGCGCTAACAGTGGGATAAGCCATTTGTTAAACTCCTTAAAAAGTTATCGACCTTTACCAAACGACGACGTGGATTTACGCTCTTTAAACAGCGGCATCCTCGGGTCGTTCTCTCTCATAAAGCTGTTGTCTACTGATTCAACTTGGTCTTTGTTCAGCTTGGAGTAGTACTCACGGCGCTGATCCATAAACTCAGTAGGAATCTTGCAGAGCAACAATCCTGCGACCTCAACGTTGTCCTTAAAACGACTATTAGGGTCAACCATCATTTTGAACTTGGGTTGTTCTTCGATCCGTACTGGTTCCCAACCTTCTCGCAGCTTAGCTGTGATGTTACGTGGGTCAGCTTGGTTCAAAGTCGAAACACGAATCCACCGATACGCATATCCGGCCTGCTTGTCTGGCTCGGGCAGGGTTGCTGCGGGCATCCACTGCTTAGGGCGCTCAATTTTTTCGCGGGTCTCAAGTTCACGTGCAAGTCGATTTTCAGCCATGTTAGTTCTCCAATTTTGCAAATTCCCGTGCATATTGCTCGGGGGTTAATCCAAGTTTCTTCGCAATCGTTAGCTGCGATTGCTTTAGCACGATCTTTTTGGAGGATGTGCTTCTGGATGCCGGAGCAACCACAGTGGCGGGTTTCTCAACTCGCTGAGCAGGTTTTGTGTTGCTGCTCTGTTTTACTTCTTCGTCACCCCAATCGTAATCAGGGAAACGTCGGCGCATTGTTTTGTCAATGTTCGCCCAATACTCATCAGTACCAACATATTGTCTGCCGTACTGCTTTTCTAACTTTTGATGATAGCCAAGTGCTAAGGCCGTCATTTCCTCGTCCTTACCCCACCAGTCGTTACGTTCTTGCCACGCAATAGTCTTTTGGTCGAGACGCGGAGCAGTTACCTGCTGTTCTGATTGGCTTTGTACCTCAACTTCCTTCTCTTGTAAAGGGGGCTTGTAGTCTTTGATCCTTTGAAGTTTGAAGTTCACTTCCGATAATTTGGACTGAGCCTCAACAATCTGGTCAGAATCCCCGGACTCATACGCCTCTTTATAGGCCCGTTTAGCCATCTCAAGTTCAAGCTCAGCGGCACTTTTAGCGGTATCGATGTACGATTTTTCGCCTTCAGTGAGCTTAGATTTGAGCCTTTTGTTCTCTTCGATGACCTTTTGAGCGAGCGCAATAGCTTCTTGCTGCTCACGGAAAGCCCGTTCTTTCTCACGGCGCTCGTCATGCCACACCTTTCGCATCTGCTTGAGTCGCACTTTGGCTTCTTCCGAGTACTGCTCAAGCTCGTCCGCCTCAATTTCATCAAGGATGCTCTTGGGTAGCGGAGTACGACCGCGATCTTCCGGAGGCGTGTCGTCAACAACTTCAACGTCATCAGCATCGGGTTTACCCTTAGCCTCTACCTCTTTTTCTTGCGGCGGTGCAACAACCTTTTCTTCGCCTTCGACTTCAAACTCAAAGTCGTCTTTGGCTTGTTCTTTATCCATAGGAAACCTCCTTATTTACGTGAAATGCCGCGTGGGTCTTCAACTACACCCTCTACGGAATCGTCGTTGATGATTCGAAACTCACGACCGTGGATCTTTAGTCGAGTGCCAGCATGCGGACGTACTAATATGAAGTCGCCTTCCTTACACCAAGGACCGCTAGGGAATCTAGCTGCGTCTTTGTAGCAATCCGGACCCATTTTTACGACAAACAACACAGTCGTAAGGAGTTCTTCATGCTGTAAGGTTATGTCAGCTTTGACGATACCGCTGTCAAATTTGTCTTCAATATCAGGGATTGCACACAAAATGCGATAACCAGATGGATCTGGTAACTGCTTCGCTTTACGCTCGGCGGTATCAGGGAGAGTCGTTGCTTCGTCTGGGTTATCGGGGTTTGTGCCGATAAGTATTTCAGTCATCGGAGGTTTCCATCCTTTCTTTGAGGTCTATGATTAAGTCCTGTGCAATAAGCAGACCTCTAATCTTGCCGCACAGGTATTGATATTCAGCGTAGTCTTTGGCGTTGCCAGCCGATAAGCTGGCCCCCATTGCTTCAACTTCTTCTTTAATCTGTGCTCGTAACAGATCAAATGCATCCATCATTCACCGTCCTTTTTGGGGGTTGGTTTGTTTTGCTGCTGTTTGCTCTGGGCAATCTGCATCCCTAGCTTCATACCCTCAAGCTCATACTTACCCTCGATCTCGGACTTATCCTTGGCGACTTTTGCACCAACTTGTAAGCCTGCGATTTCTTTTTGGGCCTCGATGCGCTGTTTCTCAATCTCAAGCTGGTCAGCCTTAGCTGCTGCATCGATAGAGATTTTCTGCTTCTGAAGCTCAAGTTCTTGGGCACGTAGCTGAAGTTCTTGCTGCTGCATCTGAACCAGCGGATCTTGTGCGGCCTGCTGAGCCTGTTGCTGAGCGGCCTGCGCTTGGTTGGATTGCAGGAGTTTTTTGGCTCCTTCCGCTGCCAAGCGAGAAATCTGTACCTCCATCTCCTCCGGCATATCTTGATCCGGAGCGGGGTAAGGCACACCAAGCTGCTCTTCTAGCTGGCGACGGTACTCGAAGGCGACGTGTTCTTGGATGTGAGCCGCCATAGCTGCCACCATCTGCTGCGCCATCGGACTTTGACCAACCATCTTGGCAATCTTCGGATCCTGCATAGCTGCCATGTGGACTGTGATGTGGGCCTCGTGATCTTGGTAAATGAACGCCTTCACAGGCTTGCCAGTCAGCACGTCCATGTTCTCCGAGACTGGATCACGTGGTTTCTCGTCGTCCTTCATCGGAACCAACTTAGAGGCGTTCTTAACACCCAACACTTCAAGCATCTGACGGTGTAGGTAGGGCAAGTCATATAACTGCGGCGCACCTTGGGCCAACTGCATCACGGCTTGGTACTGGACCACCTTCTGACTCATCGTAGCGGCGTTGGGGTCCGATACCGGGATGACCTCCACCATGTCATAGTCAGACTTCTTAGCCCGTGGCTCACCATCTTCTGGCTCGTAGGCGTACTCTTCCGGAGTGTAGTCTCGGATGATGGCTTTGAGGAGCTGGAACTCCTGCTTCATCGAGTAGTGGATGCGAGCTTGGACTGCCGACATAACTTTTAGCGTACGCTCCAAAATCGCCAGCGTTGTACCTACTGGGGACTGAGCAGACATGTCAGATACTTTTAAATCTGCTGCCGAAGCGAAACGACGGCCTTCATCGATAATGCGATCTAACAGTGTTGCCAAGACTTGCGACGGCTCCTTGTACGGGAGCGTCATGATGTTGTCTTTGATTGTGCCGCTTGGTACGTCTACATCGCGGAACTCTGCTGGGGCAATCGGAGTGTCGTCGCCCTTAACTCGAAGCCCTTTAGTTTTGAATCCTCCAGGCAAGTTTGACAACGTGCCAGCGTCAACAAGCTGACGAATAATAGAAGTACCAGACTTAGCAAAAGCACCAATGAGGTGAATGAGGCCGAGCGCGTAGAAACCAAAGCCCGGAATATATCCGTAATGAACGAAGTGATTGCGTTTATGTTTATCCTCATCATCTGGATTCCAGTTACGACGTATTGCTAAGACTGTTTGTGTGCTTTTTTCAATAGTAACAATGTAAGGCAGTGCAATACCCGTTGACTGCCCTTCCTCGTCAACATCGGCGTATTTATCGCTTTCGATGACCATGTCCACGTGCATCTCAAGGATCTTGTATCGGTCATCAGATGAGGCACGGAACCCCATCTTCTCAGCAATCTTCTTCTCAACCTCATCGAATGTATCTACAGGATCTTGTAACTCAATGTCTCGCCAAAAGCCCGCTACTTGTAGCTTGCGAACCTCGTTTTTTGTCTTACGCATGACGTGAGTAACACGCTCAGCAGTCTGGATATTAGAGGCTCCGTATGGCACCACAACATCTTCTGCGGGTACGTAGATAGACACTTGCCGCTTAAACGACGGGTCGTAGTACACCTTTTTGAACGCATTACCTGAGAGACCCAAGCCCCACAGCATGCGCTCATGCTCGGGCCGATACTCGACCATCACATCAGTCAACTGGTAGTTCATGTCGTTCTTGACACGAAGTGCAGCTTCAACTTTTTCCGGGGTTTCTTTGCCGATGATCTGTGTCTTAACGGGGCCAGCAGCAGGCATGGTCTCCATCATTGTCTCGGCTTGGAACTTAACGAGGGCTTCACTAAGTAGCGGGTGGTAGACACCACAGGCACCGGGCCAAGGCTCCGTGCGCTCTTCAATCTTTAACCCCAATAACTCAAGGCCATCAACGTAAGTCTGCATCCAGTCTTTGCGGCTATTCACGTCCTCATCAAATTCACTGATTAAGTCACTAGCCAACGTTTGCAGTTCATCTTCGCTTAGCTCGTCAGCCAAGTTAGCGTTAAAGTCGCTGTACTCTGACTCTTCACTAGGCTCAATCTCAAGCTCCATATCGCCCATGCGGATTTTTAGTTCCTCTGGGTCTTCAATTTCGATCTCAATGGCAGGTTCAGCGCCCATTAAGTCTTCTTCGGTCAAGCCCACCGGGGCTTGGTTTAGTGCCTTGTCGATTGCCATTATGCAAGTCCTCTACGTTGGTCTTTTAAATAGTCCGCAGCAATCCAAGCGGCGTTCCATGCGGTCGTACTCCAATATTCATCAATTGGCGGCTTTTGTTTTGGGTGGAAAAACTGATTTTTGTTTTCCATCATGTCGGAGTAAACATCGTTGAACAGTTGCTTTTCTTC